ACCTGTTGCGTGGGAGTGGCTTCGCTACGGCCTGGGTGACCAGGTGGCACTCTACGTCCGGTACACCCTGCGGGCCGGCGAAGTCGTGAATCCGTCGCTGGCCGGCGAGGCCCGCAGGATGGGGACGGCGCTGTGGCTGGACGTGGAGTCGATGCGCCGCTCGAAGATGGACATCGACCCTGACATCTCCGAGCCGATCAACGGCCTGGACGCCCCCGAGGAGATGCGCGAGGAGAAGGCCCCCGGCACGGTGACCCGGCTGCCGTCCGCGCGTGACCGGATGGGCGGCAAGGGCGAGAAGCCGTGAAGCCTCAGCAGCTGGACGTGCAGCTGGAGATCCCGATGAGCCAGGTCCGCCAGTACGCGAGCCGGCGCGGGGAGATCGGTCCCGAGATCATCGACATGTCTCGCCAGCGCGCCGAGGAGCTGTGCCGCGAGGCCGGTGCGACGCTGCGCACCGACCGGGTGCCGGAGTTCGTGTTCAGCGAGGCCCAGTCCCCGCTGGTCGGCGACGTGCTGCTGGTCGGCTCGCGCTGGTGGGCCGAGGTGCCCGAGAGCTTCGTTGCCGGCCCCTGACACCCACGTCGTCGACTTCCCGACGCTGTGGGTGGCCGCCGACTGGATCGAGAACCACTGCGTCGTCCCGGATCGCTTCGAGCGCGGCAACCCGTTCATCCTGACCGAGTGGCAGCTGTGGTTGATCGTCAACCACTACCGGGTCAAGCCCGACGCGCCGCTGCCCGACCAACATCGGCCGGCGATCGGCGCCGCGGCGTTCCACTACCGCCGCTTCCAGATCGTTTTGCCCCAAAAGAGTGGAAAAGGCCCGGTTGCCGCCGCTTTGGTCCTTCTAGAGGGGTGCGGGCCGACGATGTTCGCCGGCTGGTCCAGCGGCAAAGAGGCTTACCGCTGCTCCGACCACGGTTGCCCGTGCGGCTGGCGTTACGAGTACCGCCTCGGCGAGCCGATGGCGATCCCGCGGCCGACGCCGCTGATCCAGCTGACCGCCTACTCCCAGGAGCAGGTCGACAACGTCTACGGCGCACTGCGCCCGATGGTCGACTACGGCCCGCTGTCCGAGGTGGTCCCGGTCACCGGTGAGGCGTTCACCCGACTGCCCGGCAACGGCCGGATCGACGTCGTGACGAGCTCGCAGCGCTCCCGGCTCGGCCAGCGTGTCACGTATGTAATCCAGGACGAAACGGGCATTTGGCTACCGCAGAACAAGATGGACGAGGTCGCGAAGACCCAGCGCCGCGGCGTGGCCGGTATGGGCGGAAGACTTTTGGAATCGACGAATGCCTGGGACCCCTCGGAGAACAGCGTCGCCCAGACCACCTATCAGTCGTCGCTGAAGGTCGCTGACATCTTCCGGGTCCACCCGCTGGCCCCGCCGGGGCTGTCGTTCACCAACAAGGCTGAGCGCCGCCGGATCCTGCGCCACGTCTACGCGGGCAGCCCGTGGATCGACGTCGACAACGAGATCGAGCCGGAGTGCGTGGAACTGATCCAGCACGACCCGGGCAACGCCGAGCGCTTCTTCGGCAACCGGATCGTCGCCGGCCTGGGCGCCTGGATCGCTGAGAAGACCTGGGACGACGCGCGCGGGGATGGCCGGACGGTGAAGGCCGGTACGGCGGTGGCCGCCGGCTTCGACGGCTCTGAGTCCGACGACTGGACGGCGATCACCCTGGAGACCCAGGACGGGTACTCGTTCCTGCCGACCTACGGCCCGGACCGCCGTCCGACCTACTGGGATCCGCGCGAGTGGGGCGGGACGATCCCACGCGGGGAGGTCGACGCGGCGGTGCACGAGATCGCCACGACGTACCGGTTGCGCCGGCTGTACGCCGACCCGCGGGACTGGCGCAGCGAGATCGGCGCGTGGGCGCTGGAGTTCGGCGACGAGGTGGTCTTCGAGTTCGACACCTATGTGATCTCGCGGATGTTCCCGGCGCTGTACCGGTTCCGTACCGACGTGATCGAGAAGCGGTGCCGCCACGACGGCCACCCGATCGTGAAGGATCAAGTGCTGAACGCGCGGAAGGCGGCCAAGCCGGGGGACAAGTACCTGCTGGTCAAGCCGGACCGGGCCCGCAAGATCGACCTGGCGATGACATTCGTCCTTGCTCACGAGGCCGCAGCGGATCTGCACACTGAGGCAGCATGGGGCGAGCCGTCCAGCGTGCGGTGGGCTGTCGGCAAGACCTGGGTGCGGTGAGAGAGGACGGCGGGCGGTGGCCCTGACGCAGCAACTCGAACCTCTCACCCCCCGCTGGTGGCTGCGCCGGCTCTACTCCCAGCTCGTCGCGCGCCGCACGGACAACGAGATCCTGCGCAACTACTACGAAGGCCACCACCCGGTGCCGTGGCTGACCAGCGAGGCCCGCGAGGAGTTCCAGCGGATCCTGGTCATGACGAAGTCGAACTACCTGGGCCTGGTGGTCGATGCCCAGGTGGAGCGCCAGGAGGTGGTGGGGTTCCGGGTCGGCGAGGAGGGCGACGACGCGAACCGCAAGCTCGAGGCCGACGACGACATGTGGAAGATCTGGCAGTACAACGGCCTGGACTCCTGGTTCGACACCGGCCTGCTGGAGAGCGCGATCACCGGTGCGGCCTACCTGCTGGTGGAGCCCCCGGGCCGCGGCGAGGACGTCGCCCGGATCCACATCGAGCACCCGGACGAGTTCGTCGTCGAGCACACCCCGGGCACGAACCGCCGGGTGACGGCGGCGGCGCTGAAGCTGTGGCTGGACGACTGGACCGGCCGGACGATGGCGACGCTGTACCTGCCGGGGTTCCTGTGGAAGTTCGCCTCGTCCAGCCAGCTCGGTGCGGTGCTGCCCTCGGACCCGACGTGGCTGCCGCGCGCCGACGGCCTCGGTGAGCCGGTCGCCGAGCGCACCGGGCTGGACATCGTCCCGGCGTGGGAGCTGCCGAACAACCCGCTGCTGGGCACCGGTGGCCGCTCCGAGATCGAGGACCTGATCCCGATCCAGGACCGGATCAACAAGGGCCTGGCCGACCGGATGATCACCCAGGACTTCGGAGCGTTCCCGCAGAAGTGGGCCACCGGCTGGCCGGAGGTCGACCAGTTCGGCAACCCGACCCAGACGATCAAGGTGGGCCAGCACCGGATCGTGTCGACGGCGGCGATCGACACGAAGTTCGGCCAGTTCGTCGCGGCCGACCTGGACGGCTACATCGCCACGAAGAACGCCGACGTCAAGGACATCGCCTCGCGCTCGCGGACGCCGGCCCAGTACCTGCTCGGCGACGTGACGAACGTGGCCGGCGACACCCTGCGGATGGCGGAGTCGGGCCTGGCGGCCAAGGTCCGCCAGCGCAACCGGCCGCACTCGTTGTCGCTGGAGAACGCGATGCGCTGGGCGCGGCGGCTGTCGGGGATGGGTGAGCTGTCCCGCGACGTGGTGGTCGAGACGCTGTGGCGCAACCCGGAGTTCCGCTCCGAGGGCGAGCTGGTCGACGCCTTGGTGAAGATGAGCACGATCGGCGTACCGCAGGAGGCACTGTGGGAGCGCTGGGGCGCGACGCCGTCCGAGATCAAGAAGTGGCGGGCGATGCGCGAGGAGGAGCTGCGCCGGATGCAGGCGATGGATCCGCTGGCCGCCCTCGCTCCGCGCTACGGCGTCCAGCAGGGCGCCCCTGGCGCCGGTGCGAATACCCCGAACGGTCAGCGCCCGGGCGCCACGAAGGCGTCCCCGACTCGCACCTCGAGTGCGGTCAGCGCGTAGATGGGTCGGCACGTCCAGGTCAGTCCCACGCTTCCCCCCATGCGCCGCGCTTCCCGTCGGCGGTTTCGATGGCCCATTCGACGCGGGCTCGGACGACGTCGGCGACCGGCCGCTCACAGGTGACCCAGTCGTCGCCGATGAGGCGCTGGTAGTCGGCCTCGACGCTGCGCCAGCACGCCGGTGCCCAGCCGTGCTGGCCGAGCGTCCCGCCGGCCGCGTCGAGCAGGTATACCAGTCGCGCCTGGTCGTCGAGGTCGTCCCAGAGCGCGACCGGCACCTGGTGGACGGTCATGTAGGAGCGGAGCTGTGCCATGGCCCCGGACTTTACCACCGTTGACAGCGAGTAGTAAACGCGCTTACTGTTGTGGGTATGGCGGACACCGACGACGGCTGGGCATGGGAGAAGAACGAGGAGCACTGGTGCGGATGCTGCGGCGTGCAGATCGGGCGAGGCTCAACCACTGACCCACTGTGG